CGTTGTAAAACAGCGATAAGTGTGGTAGGATATTACCATGGCTCTTACACAATTTATCTGGACCGAGAAATATCGACCTATTACTATCAACGACTGTATTCTACCTGCGGATATCAAAGCGACGGCTCATAGTTTTATCGCACAGGGTGATCTTCCCAACATGATTCTTGCCGGTCCTCCCGGCATTGGGAAGACTACCCTTGCCTTAGCTATGTGTAAAGAATTACAGGCTACGACCATGTTCATTAATGGCTCGGAAGAAAACGGTATTGATGTACTTCGTACCAAGATCAAGAATTTTGCAGCAGCACTGTCTCTTGATGGAAAACGAAAGTATATCATCATCGATGAAGCTGACTTTTTGAATATTAATTCCACACAACCCGCACTTCGTGGGTTGATGGAGGAATACTCGATTAACTGTTTGGATGAAAATGAAGAAATTAGATTGTCTAACGGTGAATGTATTAAGTTAAAAGATATGTTATTTGGTGTTAATTATAATGTAAAATCATTTAATATGAACACGGGGGAAGTTGAAGATGATCAAGCCCAAGTAATAAATTATTCAGAAAAACCAACTTATGAAGTTACATTATCCAATGGTAATACTGTGGTAGTTACGGATGATCACCCATTTATTGTTAGAAATCAGGATGGTTCTTTCTCCGAATGTTCTATTAACGACGGGCTTGATGGAAAAGAAATTGTTTGTGTTTCATAAAGAGCCAATATCTCCTTCAATGAGTTTTCATATGCAAACAAGTACAGTAGTAAGTATTAAACCCGTAGGTATTAAAAAGGTAGTTGATCTAACTGTCAATAAAAATCATACCTTTATAACTAAATCTGGTATCGTAGTTCACAACTGTGGTTTCATTTTGACATGCAACTACAGTAATAGGATTATTCCGGCATTACATTCGCGTTGTACGAGTATCAATCTCGCCATTTCACCAGATGAAAAGAAGGCTCTTATGGTGGAATCCTTAGACCGAATTCAATATGTTCTAAAGCAAGAATCCATTGTTTATGAAGAAAAGCTTGTTATTGGAGCTATTAAGCGATTCTGGCCTGATATTCGTAGGACTATTAATGAAATACAACGAGCGTGTGTAGATGGTGTTCTAACGCCGAGTGTGTTGGGGCAGCATAACGATATTCAGTATGATGCGTTGTGGAAAGCTATCAAAGCTCGAAACTATAAGGACGCTCGTACATGGATTGGGCAATATGCTGATATTGATCCCTCTAAATTCTATAGGGCTGTGTTTGATTGGATGCATGAAAATGCCCAAGAATCAACCTTGCCTACACTGATTATTCTGATTGCAGATTATCAGTACAAGCATCTCAACGCGATTGACCCGCATGTTCACATGGCAGCTTTTATTTTGGAGATGATGCATAATGGCCAATTTAAGTAAAGATTGGATTGAAGATTGTGCCGAATATAGAGGCACAATCCTCACCGGTAAGTATGGGCATTGGTGTTGTGAGTGGGACGATTTACCTATTGATGAGACATGTGATGAATGGCCGTGTTGCTCATACGCGCACGAATGTATGGAACATGATCCGTTAGTCTTTAAAATGTTACAGGATTTGTGGTATGACCCAATCAAAGAAACCAACCATATTCAGCACCGTTAAGGCATTATCAGAAACCCGGCCATTGATGTATGCGGACATAGTTGAGCAAGATTTACCCTACGAAGCGTTTATGGTGAATCGTGCGTTCTCTTTATCAGAGGACACGACTATTGCCGCATCCATCATGAATCTACATTCGTGGATGGACAAAGACCAGCAAGCCATGTTTTATATCCATACCATACGACCTCGGCGGCGTTTTGAAAAGTGGCCGAAAACGATGGAACAAGACGCCGTAAATACAATCGCTAAATATTATGGTATGAGTCGTCGTGAAGCATTATTACATGTTCAACTACACTCACCTGAACAATTAAACGCGATGTGTGAAGTTTTATCTCAAGGGGCCGAACCATCGCGCATATAGCGATGGAGTCGTGCCAATGGGATTATATAATTACGAATCAAATTTTATTGAAATAAAATTTCCAACTGTCCGGGTAGATGGTCATGAAGAATTAGCTGATAATTTTTTGAAGGTTAAAGAAACCTTAACACGTATTGGCGCACCCGCATACGCAAAATCTCCTCTGGGTGAATCTTCAAAAACATTATGGCAATCATGCCATATCTTACACAAGAAGCAACGATACTGGCTTGTGCATTTCAAAGAAATGTTCTTGCTTGATGGTAAAGAATCAAGAACGATTATAAGTGAAAACGATTTAGCTCGGCGCAACGCCATTGCCCTTCTATTGGAAGATTGGGGGTTGATTGAGATTGTCGATAAATCAAAGATATCTGCTCCCTCACCCGCGCCAATAGAAAGTATTAAAATAATTCCATATCGAGATAAAAATAACTGGGAATTGCGCTCTAAATATGAAATCGGTAAGGTTAAATTCTAATGACTATCTCATCTAAAGGAATAGACCTTATTACCACTTTTGAAGGATACAGAGATAAAGCATATAAAGATGGAGCCGGTATTTGGACTATCGGCTACGGAACAATTAGGGTAAATAGTAAACCGGTTATGGAAGGTATGACTTGTATCCAAGAGCAAGCTAAAGAATGGTTTAGGGATAGTGTGTCCGAAACTGAAAAGTATATCACCAAACTATGCGCGACTCAATTAACACAAAATCAATTTGACGCATTAGTATCTCTCGTATATAATATAGGTATCGGTAACTTCATATCGTCAACACTATGCAAGAAATTGAATAACCCAAATTTAGGGCCGTCTACTGTTACTGAAGAAAATTTCACATCATGGAATAAAATTCGAAGTAATGGTGTGTTGGTTGAATCGAAGGGATTAACCCGCCGAAGAATCGCTGAGTACAAATTGTTTGTTGCTCAATAATTATAAATCATGAGGATAATATGGAACCAGAAAAAGCAGAAGTGAAAGTTATTAAGTTTATGTCGGGTCAGGAAATCATCGCAAAGGTGATTGGTGGTGATGGTGTGGTGTATGTGATCGAATCCCCCCTCGCGGTGCAGCCCGTTCGTCAGGGAGATAGTATTGGGGTGGCATTCGCCCCATTCTCAATGGCTGGTGCGGCAGAAGGTCAGATTACCATTGCTGGTCTTCATGTTACCTGCATGATTGATCCAGATGAACGTCTTAAGACGCATTATCTAGCCAGCATCGCAGGAATTACTATTCCTTCAGATTCTGCTTCACGATCAAAGATTACGCTCTAATTACCGTATACGAAAAGGCTAGTGTGATATACTATATACATTGTCACCCTAGCCTTTTCTAATATTATGTCAAACTTCTATGATAACTATACAAACATCGCGGTTGTAGCTAACGATATCTGTGTTCGTTTACGCGACCCGAAAACAAAGCGCGGCGACTTCTATAAGATTCCGAAGTACAAACCAACCACATTTAGTGTTACCGATAATGACCGGGCAACTCTGCCGTGGAAAACTATCGATGGCGCACCCCTTCGTCGGCGCTCTCACGATTCTATCAAAGAATATAAAGGATATACAAAACAAGCTGAGATTGATGGTCGAAAAATCTACGGTGTGATTTCACCGGTCTATCAATTTATTGCTGATAATGTTACCCCGGAGTGTACCGTCCCGTTCGATTCTATTCGTGTGGTGATTATCGATATTGAAACGAATACTGAAGGTGGATTTGCGACTCCTGAAGATCCTTATCAGCCTATTACGGCTATTACGGCAGAAGTATGGGGAATAAATTATGTGTGGGGATGCGGCGATTATACGCCACCAGATGAAACGGTTGTTTACACAAAATGTGAGTCTGAAGTTCAGTTAATTAAGAGCTTCCTTAAATGGTGGACGAGTGATTATCCGGATGTTATTACTGGATGGAACGTCTCTGGTTATGATATTCCGTACATCGTTCGTCGCATGGATAGACTAAACAACGAAAAACTTTTGTTGATTAAGTCCTCTGTATTATCTCCATGGAGACGAGTATATAGTCAATATACGACGGTCATGGACCGAGAGCAGTTGGCGATTGATATTGTTGGAATTTCCACTTTAGATTATCTTGAAGTCTATAAAAAGTTCAGCCTCACACAACGAGAATCCTATCGCTTGGATGCCATTGCAGAAGCTGAATTGGGTAAGAAGAAAATCTCTTATGATGAATATGGTTCTTTAGAAAAACTCGCTAAAGATAATTATCAACAATTCATCTCATATAACATCACGGACGTTAAGCTTGTTCGCGAACTGAATAATAAGTTACATCACCTTGATCTG